CAGTGGTGGTGTTACTATCGCTCCTTGGCTTTGCGGTGACGATCATCGACGTCTTATGAAGATGTCCGGTGACTACTTGTTTGGTCACTTTGAACTGCCTGGATACTTGATGAATGCCATGGTTGAGATGCCGGATCACGGAGAGATACAACGAGAACATTTGTCAGGTTTCGAGCATGTATACACCGGGCACTTCCACAAGCGACAGACTAAAAAGAATATCACCTACATCGGTAATGCGTTTCCTCATAATTATGCGGATGCTGGTGACGACGAACGAGGCCTTACTATACTGGAGTGGGGGAAAGCGCCTGAGTTTCATGCTTGGCCTGCTCAACCCACCTATCGCGTATACGGACTTGCCAACCTTATCGACAACGCTGCGACGCTTCTTCGACCCAAAATGCATGTTCGTGTGAACCTAGACATTGAGATCAGTTACGAAGAAGCAAACTTCATCAAAGAAAACTTTATAACTAACTATGACCTGAGAGAAATGGCCTTGATTCCCAACAAGACCATTGGGGTCGAAGAAGACCTTGCGCCCGGTGAGGTCAAGTTTGAGTCTGTGGATCAAATTGTTGTGGACCAACTCACGAACATCGAATCAGAATTCTATGACAACAAACTGTTGCTGAAAATATATCAAAATCTATGATTCATTTTAAAACCCTAACTGTTCGAAACTTCATGAGTGTGGGCAATGCCACACAAGGAATCAATTTTGATAGGCAAGACCTTACTTTGGTCTTGGGCGAGAACTTGGATCTAGGTGGCGATGGCAGTCGCAACGGCACAGGCAAGACCACAATCATCAATGCTTTGAGTTATGCTGTGTATGGCAATGCTCTTTCAAACATTCGCAAGGACAATCTTGTGAACAAAACCAACGGCAAGAACATGTTGGTGAGTTTGGAGTTTGCTGTCAACGGCAAGGAATACAAAATCGAACGCGGACGCAAACCCAATGTTCTCAAATTTTATGTAAACCACGAAGAGCAAAACGCCACCGACGAAGCGCAAGGCGATTCTAGAGAAACGCAAGAAGCCATTGAACGTGTGGTTGGAATGAGTCACGACATGTTCAAACACATACTGGCTTTGAACACATACACTGAACCATTCTTGAGTTTGAAGGCCAACGATCAACGCACCATAATTGAGCAATTGTTGGGTATTACACAATTGAGTGAGCGTGCTGATCGAATCAAAGAACTCAACAAAGCAACCAAGGATGCCATGCAGCAAGAAGAATTTAGAATTCGTGCTGTACAGGAAGCCAACAAACGCATCGAAGAGCAAATTTCCAGTTTGGAAAAACGAGCACAACTTTGGAACAACAAACAGGCCGACGATTGCCAACAGTTACAAACTGCCATTGATAGTTTGGAACACATCGACATCGAAGTTGAAGTACAAGCTCATCGCGACTTGGAAAGTTACCACAGTCGACGCAAAGCCATAGAAGACTGCCAACGTTATATTCGACAAATTGGCCAAGACGATGTCAAACTCAATCGGCAAGTTGAACAGCTACGACGAGATCTAGCTCAAATGTCCGAGCATCGTTGTTTTGCTTGTGGCACAGAAATACACGACAACAGTTTGGACGCTGTCAAAGAACAAAAACAAAAAGAACTACAAGAAGTTGCGTTACAATTATTGGCCAACGAAACTCAACGCACAGAACACGAAAACGAAATTGATGATCTTGGTGAGTTAGGACCGGCGCCTACGGTGTTTTACGACAATCTTGAACAAGCACTGAATCATCGCAATAGCTTGGACGGACTTCGTCGAGACTTGTCTGCTAGACAATCGGAGTCTAATCCTTACACTGAACAAATCGATGACATGAAGGGTCGAGCTCTACAAGAAGTCAACTACGATACAATCAATGAACTCACAAGATTACAGGAACATCAAGAGTTCTTGCTCAAACTGCTGACCTCCAAAGATTCGTTTGTGCGCAAGAAGATCATTGATCAGAATTTGAGTTATCTCAATCAACGACTCACACACTATTTGGATCGTATTGGCTTGCCACACACTGTGAAGTTCTTGAATGATCTAACAGTGGGCATTGAAGAACTGGGCCGTGAATTAGATTTTGACAACTTGAGTCGTGGTGAACGCACACGTTTGATTCTGTCAATGTCGTGGGCATTCCGAGATGTATGGGAAAGTTTGTATCATCCTATTAACCTGCTGTTTATCGACGAGCTCATGGACAACGGCCTAGACACACAAGGTGTGGAAAACGGATTGGGCCTGTTGAAGAAGATGAGCCGAGAACGTCACAAGAGTATTTGGCTTGTGAGTCACAAAGACGAACTGGCAGGTCGAGTTGAAAACATACTTAAAGTTGTCAAAGAAAACGGCTTTACAAACTACAACACAGACATAGACATTGAATGACAACTGTTGACGCAATAATTTTAAATGTGCCAAGGATAGGTCCAAATAGGCCCAGCGCAGGCACGGCTCTGATTAAAACTTTGTTGAACGGCCTTGATCTCAGCAATCGCGTTTACGATATTAACATAGATTTTTTTAATAATTTTGTTGACCGTTACGGAAGTACAAAGTTTCACGAACTAGACGTGTACTTCTATTCTGACAGCACTGACCTTGCTCAAGAAACTCGAGAGAGCTACTACGAATTCATAGATGGTTGGATTGATACAATTACCGCACACCAACCCAAATGGATTTTGATCAGTGTGTTTACTTGGCAGTGTCAAAAATTTACCAAAGACTTTTTACAAAGACTGCGCTCAAAGACCAAAAGCAAAATTGTCATTGGTGGTCAAGGTATGATCAAAAGTGAGCAGACAAGTTTTAACGAACGTCCTGTGTTTGCTATTGAGATGTGCGAACAAAAGTTAGTGGACTATTACATACAAGGCGAAGCTGAAGTTGCACTGGTAGAATTGCTGAAAGGCAACACTGACTGTGATGGTATAAACTCATTGACCTACGCAAAACGCAGTGAGATGACAGATGTTCCGTTTTACGATTTTTCTGATCATGCCATACATGAATATCACAGTGGTTATGCGACCGGAGAGCTGCCGTTGGAAAGCAGCAGAGGCTGTGTTAGAAGTTGTGTGTTTTGTGACTGGCCAGTGTATGCCGGGGGATTCAGAAGCAAACCCGGCGATCAACTGTTCAACGAAATTTATACCTACAGTACAAAATACAATGTAAAAAATTTTTACTTCAATGATTCATTGATGAATGGCAACATGACCGACTTTAGAACGTTCAATCAAAATTTGGTCAATTACTATACAACAAACAACTTGCCCATGAGAACGCTTAGATACAGCGGAATGTATATTGTGCGCAAGAAGAATCAAATGACTGAGCAAGATTTTGAGTTGATCAGCAAAGCAGGAGCCGACACTTTGTTGATCGGTGTAGAAACCGGAAGCGATCGAATTCGCAAAGAAATGCGCAAAGGCTTTAACAACAATGATTTAGATTTCACTGTTGAAATGTGTAGCAAGTACGGTGTACGATTATATTTTTTGATGATCGTGGGATTTCCCAGCGAAACCAGAGATGACTTTGAACAAACATTGGATTTGTTACGCAGATATCAACGATATGTTGCCGATGGTACACTTACCGGAATCAACTTTGGTACCACATTGACCATAGGGGAAGGAACCCCTATGTACAACAACTACGAGCAATTCAATATCACCGGAGTAGACGGCAATAGGCCCAACGATGTGTTTTGGATACACAAAGAGAATACACAGTTGACCTACAAAGAAAGAATAATGCGTCGTATAGAAGCACAAGAGTTGGCCATGCAACTGGGATATACATTTTGGAAGGGCGACGATCAACTTACCTTTTTACAAGAAAAGTATAGGATATTGTTAGATGAACATCAAAATCATAACAACAAGTGAAACACATTTTGGTTATCCTTTGATACGTTGTGGCATTGATGAAAATGCTCCTTTTTTTGACGGTGCCTGTCAAGATGTAATCGAAGCGTCGTTTGGAATAGCTCCTGGGTATCATGAGTTAGTCATAACGCATTACAACAAGAAAGACAGTGAACAAATATTAGACCACACTGGTCGTATTGTCAAAGACAAGCACATTGAAATACAAAAAATAATCATAGACGATTTGGCATTTTCCATAGACGAACTCAGAGAAGGTAGTTTTTATCCAGTTTATAATCCAGTGTACTATCAAGACTGTTTGAACTTGGGTCAACCATTGCCTCCGAGTATATGCCCAAACCTATACCTAGGTCACAATGGCACATGGAAGCTGAGTTTTCACACACCGTTTGTTGAATACATCATACAAAAAAGAAAAAACCTGGCTATAAATATCGATCACACTATATTCCAAAGCGACGCCGAGCTTTTGAAAAAAATCAAAACGTGGTTTGAATCAACCCAAGATATGAAATGGAATCCTTAGCAAGAAAATTTGGTCACTGGGTGGCTCTGGCAGAAAATCCGTCTGTTGATTTTTTTCAGGCACGAGCCCGTGGTTCATCACTGTTTATAGGCAGCAGAATAGAGTCAGACCCTGACTTTCAACTGCCTGATATCACTGTGACTCAAAGCATAACCAGCAGCAGCAATGATCTGAAACGTTTCGAAAGCAGATTTCTGTCTTGGCTGACAACACACAAAACAAACAAGATTTCAGGGTTAGAATGTTTTCAAGCTGACTACAGTGAAGGTACCACACAAGCATTTGACAGTTTTTACACAAGACATAAAAGAAAACGGTTTAGATGTTTTGTAGGTGAATATTTTTATCATCTGAAAGTTTGGCAAGCCTGTGAATTCAACTGGGCATGGACCAACGGTGATGATCTTCAACCTGGTGACGCATTGGTGTTGAGTGTGCCGTTCTGCGACACAGTGATCCAGCACAGCAAGTTGAACGATATCTTAGACCAATGTACTGAAAAAAATATTCCAGTATTACTGGATTTGTGTTACTATACCATCAGCAGTGGTATTGACGTTGATGTAAGTTATCCCTGTGTTGACACTGTGGCATTTAGCCTCAGCAAGGCATGGCCTGTCAGCAATGCCAGAATCGGAATGCGATACACTAGGTCAGAGATTTTTGATGGGCAGAAGTTACATAGCACCATAGGCTACAACAACAACATCGGTGCTCGAATTGGTAATGCTGTGTTAGATCAGTATGGCCCAGACTGGATTGTTGACAAGAGAATTCAACGTTACTCAGTTATTTGCGACATACTTGGTTTGACCACAACCAACAGTGTAAATTTTGGGATTGGAGACCAATCGTGGCACAAACACAGTCGTAGAGAGCTGTTGAGAAACTACCAACTAGATTTTGATCCTGAGCTATTTGTCAACAGGATTTGTCTCAACAAAATTTATCAGCATTGGGGTCTTTTTCAAAGATTTATTTTACATGAACTTAACATTGAAATTTAAAAACATCAACAGTGTACAAGGTGTGCCTGAACTAAAAATTGCCATCAACAATCATGTTGTTTGGCAAGGCAATGTACAGTCCGAAATCAACATAGAACATCCTGCTGTGGGTCAAGTCGCATTGTCTATCACTCAGATCAACAAGGATCCTCAACAACATTGTATTGTTGAAGATGGAAAAATTGTAGCAGACAGAAACTGCGAGCTTGACGAAATCATAATAGATGGTTACAATATAGAAGAACTGAAGTGGCTGAGCAGTTACTTGACCGACGACGGTGAAATTTTAGACAAATGTTTGTTCTTTGGAAAAAACGGAACTTGGAACATTAGTTTCGAAATGCCTATACTACGTTGGATTCTTCAAACAAGACATCAGCAGTTTAACAATGATCCCAATTGGGAACAAGACTATGAAAGTTACCAACTCGCATGCAAACTACTCAACAACTTGAATTAATTTCTAAAATAAGTTGGGCTCTGAGTTTGGCCAGTGCTCAGAACAAATTGGATGTGCCTGGAGAGTTTGTTTGGGCTTATCCCAAAGATGAAAACTTTTACGAAGTGCGGAGTCGTAGTCAAAGTATTTTTAGTTCAGGAAATGCAATCAAGGACCCTGACGTAATTGAGTTTGTAAAGAATCAACACATCACACCATGTTTACAAGATTGCTGGACTGTGAATCGATTTCAAGACAACTGGCCAAGTTGGATTGCTGCTGGCCAAAGATACAAACTAAGAAATTTTGATCAGTTTAAGTATGTGGGATTCAGTCAAGGTACTCAAGAAAGTTTTCTAAACTGGTATATGATGAATCAGCACAAACGTCTGCGAGTATTTCGCGGGGACTACTGGTGGCACATGGAGATCTGGGATCGAGCAGGATTCAATTGGAAATACATAGACGACGAACCCGAGATACGCAAAGATGATGCTTGTATTGTGAGTTTTCCATTTGCGTTAACTGGACAAAAACACCAACAGTTTGACTGGCTGATTGAACAGTGTGAACATGTTGGTGCCAATGTGTTGGTTGACTTCATTTACTTGCCAAACAGCAACAATGTGGTCGACATTGACTTGTCAGCTTCTTGTATAAAAGAAATTACATTCAGCTTGAGCAAAACATTTCCAGTTCAGACAGCCAAGATTGCGGTGCGCATGACCAGAGTCAAGCCCCAAGATCCAATGGCCATGAGCAATGACGAAAACATAGGCAATCGTTTAAGCGCAGGATTGGCACAGAAACTAATTGAAAATTTTCCTGTTGATTACATGGTAACAAAATACTCACAGCAACAAGATTACTGGTGTAGCAAGTTAGGACTAACAAAAACAGGAGTAGTACACTTTGGTTATGGACTAAATTACACTTCTGTTGGAAGACAAACAGAATTAAACTATCTCAGTGCCTACAATGAACAACAAAACAGATATAATTTGGGCATGCTATTTGAAAACACAAACTTACTGAAAAATATAGGATTACATTAACAACTCATAATTACATAGATGACATGGCTTTATTGCAATCAACCAGTGGAAACTCTCCCAGAAGATTGTGTGGGCTTTGTCTACCTCATCACCAACATCACAAACAATCGCAAATACATTGGTAAAAAACTCGCAAAGTTCTCAAAGACAACTCAAAAGACAGTCAAACTCAAAAACGGCAACAAGAAGAAAAAGAAAATTCGCACCAAGATTGATTCAGATTGGAGAGACTACTATGGCTCTTCACCCGAACTCACTCGCGATGTGGAACAGTTAGGCAAACAAAACTTCACTAGAGAAATACTATACTATTGTAAAAGCAAAGCCGAATGCAGTTACATTGAAGCAAGAGAACAATTCACCCGCAAAGTATTAGAATCATCAGACTACTACAACGGGCACATTCAAGTTCGTGTACACGGCTCACATATAATCAACAAAATTTAAGCAGTTAAGACTCGCACAGGTCAACGTCGTGTGCCGAACAGAAGAAACCTGGTCCTCGGGGTCGCAGGGATCCGAAGTCTCACCGCTGCTAGTGAGCACTCAATCACTATCCTTAACAGGACGACGATCGCAAATTGCCGCGGTTTGATTGTTTGAACAGAATTTTAAAGGCTAAAAAGACGCTTGAGTGATCAAGCACGTTTGTATTGTATGTTAGCGTATGTGATACAAACCGCCGTTGTGATAAAGACGCAACTCGAGGTACCGGACAACCGCCTCTGTAATGTTGTAACGCTAAGTGACTTGCCCGACTCGGATGAAGTTTCTTTGCCCTGTGCGGGCAAAGTGTGACCATAAGATCTGGATGAAGACTTAATCGCTTCGCTCTTGAATTTAAAAATGTTGTTGAACGAAGTGAAAACAACAGATCTACGAAGTAGATCTTGAAATGTCAAACAAAAGTATCTGGCCAATCACGAAACAATGCATGTTGAATATTGCCAGCAACAAACTGATTGAATGATCGGTGTTTTGTTTCGAGTTCTCCTTGTAATGGAGCAACACGTTGGAATGCTGATTCCATCTGTGCCATGTCCCGGAACTCCATGATAATCATCCACTCTGGCATGTCTGCGATAGAACGGAATCCCATTTTACAACGAGTGATTCTGTAGTCCAGCATTTTGCCTTCGGATATCAAATGATCAAAAAACGACTTCATACCGTTGACCCAGTCGAGGTCTGATATGTCGCCTTCTTTGTCTGCCCAAATTGTGTATAAGTCTGCCATGGTTTACTCCAAGGGTCCTAATATTTCAAACCCGTCTATTTCCTGTTTGTACAAATGTGCTTGCTCAAGATACAGGTACTTGAATCCACGTTGTTGGTAGATAGCACATTCAGTTTTCATTGTTTCAATACCCAGTCTTAGTTTTGGTTTGTGATAAGTCCAGGCAAATTGATCGCACAAGGCATTGTGCTGATCAAATCTTCGTATAAGACTCCACGCAACCAGTTTGCCATCATCGTAGTAGCCAATGATATCAGCCATGGGGTCACAGTAGCGACTGTGAAACATGGGCATCACTGAAGCAAAGTGCTTGTAGATTGTGTAGGTTCTGTAGATATCATCCAGACGTGCCAGTACGTCAGGCTCGCGGCTTTCGATGTATCGCCACTCCACTGAGGGCGTATAATTAGTTTTACTCAAATCAATTCTAGCAAACTGGTATGTCATAGTCTAGGATCCTGTCTATGTCTAAACAAGGCTTGTAAGTAATCTTCGGGCCAGGAATCATAGAAATCTTTGTTGGCCATTGACTTTGCTTTGGCGTTTAAGTCTGACAGGCTTTGTACTAGAGCAAGAGCATACGTTCCTTGATTCATAATCACACCGTTGACGTTTTCCTCATCATCAGGATGATCTTCTAATGCTAATATATCTGCCCGCAACAAATGCTCTTGATTGGCCGATTCTATGCTGGCAGAGAACAACGGGTGTGGCCACTCCTGGGGGTCGTAAGCATAGATTATGACTTCTCTATCTCCCATGCCCCAACGTGCTCGATTTTTTAAATCATAGTAAGGATCGTTACCTAAAAAAACATCGTAACTCTTCTTTAGTCTTGCTGACCGTGCGTAAGGACAGGGCGGAAAACCGCCCAGGGCTGGATGCGGAACTTCGACAAAGTTCACAATCCATGATTCGATGTCTTTTTTAACTTGATCTAAATCCATTAGAAGAATGGCAGTCCAGATTTTTTAGTTGCTTCGAGATTTTCTTTGATAAGCTCACTGACAATTTTTCTCTCATCGGAACTGAGTGTTAGAGCTTGTTCGTAATTCAAACCACCCCGCATGTACCAACTCATTCTAATTGCCTCTTGACGAATGTCTAAAGTTTCTTTCTCCATTTGTTCAACCATCTTGACAATGTCGTCAGACTCCAAGGTCAAGAGGCGGAGTCGAAAAAACTTGCTAGATCCAGGGTAAATCCTTGAGTGTACTCGTTTTTACATTCACTACAGGTCACCGGCAACGGTTTAATTTCGCTCTGCGATTTTAGATCAATCACACGGTCTCTGATTTGATTAAACAGCTTGCGATCACAGTTGACCAAAAAGTCGGCAATTTGTTTGGTATCACTAACCATGCTGGCAGGAGTTTTGATCATTGCCACACTTTGAGCAATGGCATTCACAGTCATGTCAGTGATTTTTCTCAAGATGTTTGAGATGTGTTCACTTTGCTGCTCTTGTGTTTGCTCAGACATTGTGTTCAAGGCCTGTAACATCTTTTGTTCTTCAAATTGAACTTGATTGTTGTAGTTCAACATTTTGTAAGTCAAGGGTCTGAAATAAATTTCTAGATCACCGTGACGAACTGGCTGAGCATAGTTGGGTTTTTGAATTTGATCAATACAGGTACGAAGATCCACAGAATAAGCATCGTCGTTGCCGCATTTGGTACAAACACAGTTGACATCCATGGAGTGGCCGTAACTGGCAATGCGAATACTGGCCAGTATTGTGTCCAAGTCAATGCTGGGCACTGCCCAGGCATTTTTGATGTTGGGCAGGCAGCTTTGGATCACTGACACCACTGCTGTGCCGTTGAACAGTGCGTCGGGTGTGCGGTATGTAATTTCGTCAATGGCAGTCATTGGCAGCACAGGCAGCTCGCCGTTTTCGGGCATTACCAGTGAGCCCTCGGGATAGAAATCACCGTTGCTGGGCAGTCTGATGTAGATAGCTGGCTGTCTGAAATATTGACTTAAAGGATTGGTCATTTTTGCCCCATAAATATAAGCTACTTACCGGTATAAAGCATGGACCCACAAGAATTAGAACGGCTCAGAGAATCCATCAAAATGTTCCAGGACAATTTGGATTCAATGAACGCTGGCATGAACAAAAGTGAAAAAACTTTTTCGGATCAGCTAGGAAAAAAGTTTCCCAACGCTGCCAAACCTGCTGTGGCGGCCATGGAAGGGCTAACTCATGCGATCACTGACGTAACCAAAGCTCTATACAAAGGCGAACGTGGGTTGTCTGTGATGGCCAATGGCCTGGACAAAATGGTCGACGGGCTACAAGCCGCAGTAGCTGTGTTTACCTTGTTCACACCCATGGGCAGGGCCATGGGCACGTTTACCAAAATTTTGGTCAATGGTATACCCATGATCATGAAGCTGTTCAGCAGCGCCAACAAACTCAATGCTGAACAAAGTGACAAACTGTTTCAAGCCTATAAAAATCTAAGTGAGTTTGGCGGAATCGCAGTTGGACTTGAACAGTTCAACGATCAACTGCTGCGAGCAGGATTCACAGTGGCTGAGATAGATCAGTTTGGTGCTGCGATGCGTAAAAATGCCAAAGATCTTACACTGCTGGGAGCCACTGCTGGCAAAGGAGCAGAAAGACTCAGTGACATATCCGGTGCTATTATCAAAAGCTCGCTGGGTCGTAATCTTGAAATGCTGGGCATGAGTGCTGAGAGTGTGGCCAACAGCACCATGACTTATATCAGTCTACAGACAAGACTGGGTAGAATACAAGGCAAAACCAATGAACAGTTGGCACAAGAAGGTGCCAAGTTTGCGTTGGAACTGGACAAAATGGCTAGACTCACTGGCCAAACTAGAGAAGAACAAGAGCAAGCTAGAAAAGCTCTCATGGAAGACGAGCGTTACGCAGCGTTTATGGCTGGCGAAGCCAGAGAACAAGGCTACGACGTACAGGCACTAGAGAGCTTCTTTGGCATGATTCAGGATCCTGAAACACGCAAAGGTCTACAGCATTTGATGGCAGGTGGCGGCGCTGTAACGTCTGAAGAAGCTCGCAAGGTCATGTTCACTGACCCACAGGCATTTGAACGCATGATGTCGGTGGCCACTGGCAGATCGTCAGCAGTACAAGCCATTGAGCAATTTGCCAAACAGCAGGGCGAGTACACCAAGACATTTGCGGGGCTAACAAGATACACTGGCGAAGGCCCAGGTGTAAGATTTGGCGGACGAGGTGGTGCTGTCATGGCCAGCGAGCAAATTGCTGCCATGCAAGATGCTGCTAAACGAGCTGGCATGACACTAGATCAGTTTGTGACTTCTGAGCAAGGTCGTTTGATGATGAACGAAGGTGCGTTGAAGCAACAAGTTGACACACGCAGAGAACAGGCAGGCTATGCTCAAAGCCTGGACAAAACTGTTAACTCTCTTAATCTATTCCAGTCTGCTGCCAACACAGCAGCGTCGGCACTGAACAAACTGTCAGATTTGTTGTTGGGCAAAGTGCCCGGCGGCAAACCTGCAACTGGCGGAGTCGGAGCTCCCGGGGCTGCTGCTGCACCTGGATTGGCAGGACTGAGAGACATGATTGCGGCCAAAGAAAGTGGCGGCAATTACAATGTCATGGTGGGAGGTAAAACAGCCGACTTAACTAACATGACCATTGCTCAGGTCATGGAGTTACAGAGACAGCAGGTGGCCGCAGGCGGTGGTTCAGCAGCTGGAAAATATCAGATCATCAACAAAACACTGGAGGGATTGGTCAAAGAAGGCGGCATTGATACTGGTGCTAAATTTGATCAGGCCATGCAGGACAAGCTGGCAGACATGCTTCTGAAGCGTCGTGGACTCACTGAATTCCAAACTGGAAAAATCAGCAAAGAAGAGTTTGCCAAAAGACTCAGTCAGGAATGGGCAGCACTACCGTCGGGTCCCAGCGGAAGAAGTTATTATGAAGGTGTAGGCAACAACAAAGCTCACTATAGCTGGGAACAAATGATGCAGAATCTTGGATCAGTTGCCCCAGGCATAGGTGGTGCCGCAGGTTGGGATGGCAGAATGACTGGGCCCATGAGTGGCTACAGACCCAATATTCTCATGCACGGCGACGAGAGCATTTCAATTCGACCCACAGGCCGTGAAGCAACTCCGGACACAGGATCCAGCGAGGGCATGTTGTTGCGTTTAGTTGAAGAAACCAAAGAAACCAATTATCTAATCAAAGGCCTGTTGGGCGTCAATGAAAAGATCCTGCGAGCACAAGCATAATAGAGTAAATACAATCTATGTCGTGGAAAAAATATTTCAAAGTCGCAAATCAAAGTGGGGACATGAGCCCCATAAATGGTCGTAACCAATTTGGTTTGCCTGGCTATGGCAAAACTGGCACAGCTGATACACAGCTATATCAAACCAGCAACGAGTTTGCTTATCGCAACTATGCTTCAAGATTACCTGAAGTTTATTCAGGTCATCCAAATCGTATTGAACGTTATAACCAATACGAAAACATGGATTGTGATTCAGAAATCAACGCATGTTTAGACATTATTGCTGAATTTTCAACACAGAGAAACGAAGACAACGGCACACCTTTTGACATAAAATTTACCGATCAACCCACTGATCACGAAGTAGAAATTATCAAAAAGCAGCTACAACAATGGGTCAAGCTCAACAAGTTAGACCAAAGAATTTTTAAACTTTTCCGCAATGCCATTAAGTATGGCGATCAAGTTTTTGTGCGTGATCCTGAAACATTTGAAATGTACTGGGTGGACATGACCAAGGTCAGCCGCATTATTGTCAATGAATCAGAAGGCAAAAGACCCGAACAGTATGTAATTCGCGACATCAATCCTAACTTTGAAAACATGACAGTGGCTGCTAAAACAGCACAGGACTTTGTGGTCAACCCTAGCGTAGGTAGTATCACTAACCAAGGCAACTACACAGCACCATCGGGCTCACAGGGACTTGTGGGCAACAGTCGCTTTGCTAGAGCAGTAAACGAATCCACCCTGGATGCCAAGCATATTGTTCACATCAGTTTGAGTGAAGGTCTTGACGTGTTTTGGCCTTTTGGCAAGTCAGTGTTGGAAAACATTTTCAAAGTTTACAAACAAAAAGAATTACTGGAAGATGCTGTGCTGATCTATCGTGTACAGCGTGCTCCTGAGCGACGTGTGTTCAAGATTGACGTGGGCAACATGCCTTCACACATGGCCATGGCCTTTGTGGAGCGTGTGAAAAACGAAATGCACCAGCGCAGAATTCCCACACTGAGTGGCGGCGGTACCAACATGATGGATGCTACCTACAATCCACTCAGCATCAACGAAGACTATTTCTTCCCACAGACCGCAGACGGACGTGGCTCGTCAGTGGATACACTGCCCGGCGGTCAAAATCTGGGCGAAATTGACGACTTGAAGTATTTCAACAACAAAATGGCCCGTGGCCTACGTGTGCCTTCAAGCTATTTGCCCACTGGTCCAGATGATTCAGCAGTGCCTATGAACGACGGGCGTGTGGGCACAGCACTGATTCAAGAGTATAGATTCAATCAATATTGCGAACGACTACAGCAACTTGTGATACAAAAGTTAGATGACGAGTTCAAAATGTTTATGCGTTGGCGTGGTTTTAACATTGATTCTGGCCTGTTCAACATCAACTTCTGTGCTCCGCAGAACTTTGCCAGCTACAGAGAAGCTGAATTAGACACGTCAAGAGTCAGCACATTTACTAGTTTGGAGCCCCTGCCTTATCTCAGCAAGCGTTTCTTGCTCAAGCGTTATCTAGGACTCAGCGAAGAAGAGATTGTGGAAAACGAAAAAATGTGGCGTGAAGAACGTGATCAGCCTGAGCTACAAACCACACAAGGTCAAGATCTGCGATCAATTGGTATCACACCTGCTGGCCTGGAAACAGACATCACCACTGGACAGGATTTATCAAATCTTGAACCTGCTGGTGCCGAAGCAGGTGGCGGCGCACCCGGACCGGGCACAGCAGCTCCAGGTGTAGCAAGTCCAGGCGCGGCTCCGCCAGTTCCGCCGGCAGTTTAATAAATACTTGACTATGATTCTCACAGAACTTTGGCACAAGCAACCTGAAGCGTTTCAAGACGTTGCGCAAGACAACAGTCAGCCTACCATGGGTGATTTGAGAAAGAGTCGTTTGACTCTGCGCCAACTTCGTAAACTGAGACAAATGAACGACGTGAGAACCTATGAGTACAAAGAAAAACTTGAACTCATAAGAAAACAATACGCACCTCCTCCGGCTGCTCCGGGAATGTAACATCAAAAACTGCCTTTTTAGGCAGTTTTTCGCTTGTAAACACCCAATATTTCAAAATATACGTAAATAATTCACGAGCCATATTAACGGAGGAAAAATATGACATCAAAATTTGAACAGTTGATCGAATACGTGATCAACGACGAAGAACAAAAAGCTCGCGAACTGTTCCACGACATCGTGGTAGAGAAGTCGCGCGAGATTTACGAAAACCTCATGCAGGAAGAAGCTGAGGAAGACGTCGAAGAAGCCAAAGACGAAGAACTCGACGAAGGCGAAGAAGAACTCGACGAAGCCAAAGACGAAGAGCTAGACGAAGCCAAAGACGAAGAACTCGACGAAGGCATGCACGACGAAATGGACGAAACTGCCATGGGCGGCGATTCAGCTGAAAAGTTCATGGACGAAGTTGAAGTCGAAGAAGAAGGCATGATGGAAGAAGAAGGCAGCGAAGGTCTCGAAGATCGCGTTGTTGACTTGGAAGACAAGCTAGACGAACTCATGGCTGAATTTGAAGAACTGCTGGGCAAAGAAGATGCCGAGCACGGTGACGGCGATATGGGCGATGCTGACATGGGCGGCGATGCTATCGAAATGGACGACACCGAAGAGTTTAGCGACGAAGACGGTGAAGAAGAAGGCGAAGAAGAGTTTGAACTGGCTGAAGGCATTGACCTCAAGGCAGCTCCCAAGCCAACAACTTCTGAAGAAGGCAACATCAACAAGAAGTCCACAATTGCTGCTAACAGCGGTGCCCGAGGCGCAGTGGCCAAGCCAGTGCATGCCACAGGCGGTGAAGAAAAAGGCCGCACAGCTCCTACAGCCAAAGACGTTGGTGTTACACCAACTCAAGATGCTGGCAGCAAAGCATTTAAAACCGCAGCACCAAAACCAGTTACTACTCAAGCAGCTGGCGTAAATGCTCGCACACCTTTTCCTAAAGGTTAAACCGAAGATATGGCTCGATATCTAAAAGAACATCTCAGCTTCACTCAAGCCCAGTGCCAACTGGTGCTTGAGGATGCTGCTGATGGATCTGGTAAACAGTGCCGTGGCATGCAAGGCATCTTCATTGAAGGTGACAAGCGCAATGCCAACGAGCGCATTTACCCCGGCCATGAAATTCGACGAGCCGTTGATACTATCAACTCACAGATCAACGAGGGAATGAGTGTTTTGGGTGAAGTTGATCACCCCGATGATCTCAAGATTAATTTGGACCGAGTGAGTCACATGATTGACAAAATGTGGTATGAAGGTTCAACCGGATACGGAAAACTCAAGTTACTGCCAACACCAATGGGTCAGCTCGTTAAGACCATGTTGGATTCGGGTGTAAAACTTGGTGTTTCAAGTCGTGGATCAGGAAACGTCGACGACAGAACAGGACATGTCAGTGACTTTGAAATTGTCACTGTGGATGTAGTTGCCCAACCCAGCGCCCCCAATGCTTATCCTACAGCTATCTATGAAGGCCTCATGAACATGAAGTACGGACATAGACTGCTAGAGGTTGCCAAGGAAGCCGGAGCGGACAGCAAGGTACAGAGATACTTGAAGAGCGAGGTTGTCAAGCTCATCAAGGAGCTCAAAATCTAAGGAGAAAAGAGCATGCTGGATGCTATTAAACCATTGCTCGATAGCAGCTTGATCACCGAGGAAACTCGTCAAGAGATCAACGAAGCTTGGGAAGCCAAGCTCAATGAAGCTCGTGAACAAGCCCGTGCTGAACTTCGTGAGGAGTTTGCACAACGCTACGAACATGACAAGCAAGTAATGGTCGAAGCTTTAGATAAAATGATAACAGATGGTCTGACCGCTGAGATTCAACAAGTTGCAGCTGAAAAAGCTCAAATTGCTGAAGATCGTGTCAAGTTCCAACGCAAGATGAATGAAAGTGCCACTAAGTTTAACAACTTCTTGGTTACCAAACTTGCTGAAGAAATTGGCGAACTGCGCAAAGATCGCAAGGCACACAACGAAGGCCTCGAAAAACTCGAAGGATTCGTTGCTCATGCTCTTGCACGCGAGATTCAAGAATTCGCACAAGACAAGCGTGACGTTGTTGAAACCAAGGTTCGTTTGGTGCGTGAAGCTCGCAGTAAGTTGGAAAGTCTAAAAGCACGTTTCATCAAAGAAAGTGCCGACAAGATGAGCCAATCTGTTAGCAAGCATCTCAAGGCTGAGCTAAATCAGTTGAAAGAAGATATCAAAGTTGCTCGCGAGAACAATTTTGGTCGCCGTATCTTTGAAGCGTATGCTGCTGAATTTGGTGCTACTCATCTCAATGAGAAGCAAGAAGTTCGTACACTGCATAACATTATCGCAGAAAAAGATCGCAAGTTGGCGGAAGCCATTGAACTCTCACAACGAGCCAAAGTGCTGGTTGAGAGTAAGGAACGTGAACTACGCATTATCAAAGAGTCCAATGAGCGTGAAAACACTCTGGGCGAGTTGCTGCGTCCTCTAAACAAGGAAAAGCAAGAAGTTATGCGTAATTTACTGGAAAGCGTCCAGACATCTCGTCTGAAGACAGCTTTCGAGAAGTATCTACCAGCTGTTTTGGAAGATCGTTCTACAAAAGCCTCAAAAGTAATTGTGGAATCGAAAACTGAAGTAACTGGCGATAAAACTGCCGCCCGCGTCCAGGACGACGAAACACCCAGCGAAAGCAATGTGTTCGAACTCAAACGCCTGGCAGGGATTTAAAAAATAGGAAAAAGGAGACTTAAATGTCACAAGAACTACTTGAAAGTCGTTGGGGCGAGACCAAAGAAGCTCTGATGGAAGGCCTTTCTGGCACCCGTCGTAACTCTATGGCCGTGATCCTCGAGAACACCCGCAAGTATTTGAAAGAGAATGCAAGTTCGGGTTCTACCGCTTCTGGCAACATTGCTACACTTAACCGTGTGATTCTGCCAGTGATTCGACGTGTTATGCCAACCGTTATTGCTAACGAGTTGGTTGGCGTTCAGCCAATGACAGGTCCAGTGGGTCAAATCCACACTCTGCGTGTTCGTTACGCACAGAGCTTGGATGATCAAAGTGCAGCCGCTACCAGCGTTACAGCTGGCCAGGAAGCACTGAGCCCATTCACCATTGCTACTGCTTACTCTACTGTTCCTCAGAACACTAGCACAGCTACTGCTTACACTGGCGGCAACACAGCCACCATGGAAGGCACTGGCGGTAAGCAAATCAGCATTCAGATCTTGAAGCAAGCTGTTGAAGCTAAGACTCGTAAGTTACAAGCACGTTGGACTTTTGAATCTGCTCAAGACGCACAAGCAATGCACGGCATTGACGTTGAAGCTGAAATCATGGCTGGTCTGGCACAAGAAATTACAGCTG